AGCCGGTATGGCGGGGGCGTACCGGTGAGCTATCTTCATAGCCCCCTGCGAGGAAAGTATGGAAAAATTTGATGTCCAAGCTGTGGATTTATCTGGCATTCTGAATCAGAATCCAGAAGAAAAAGCCAAGCAACTGCCTGAGCCTCAGACTTATCATTTACTGACGGTATTACCTGAAGTAGATGAAGAATATGAGAGCGGGTTGATTAAAGCCGGTTCAACGATGAATTACGAAGAGTTACTGACGCCAGTATTATTCGTGATCAAACTGGGACCAGACGCTTATAAAGACAAAGCACGATTCCCATCTGGGCCTTCATGCGCAGAAGGTGATTTTGTTATTGTCCGTCCTAATACAGGAACACGGATCAAAATACACGGCAAAGAATTCCGCATCATTAAAGATGATCAAGTGGAAGCCAAGGTACAAGACCCCCGTGGTATTCAACGAGCAGGGAATTAATCATGGTTACAGCATACAAATTTCCAGATGAAAACGAACCTGAAAAGGTTGAAGAAGAGCAGGCTGACATTGAGATTGTGGACGATACTCCTCCGCAAGATCGTGGCCGTAAACCTGCTGATGAGCCGCCAAAAGAGTTCTCTGACGATGAGCTAGAGACTTACAACGATTCAGTAAAGAAGCGGATCAAGCACTTTACTAAGGGTTATCACGATGAGCGCCGAGCCAAAGAAGCGGCTTTGCGTGAACGTGAAGAAGCTTTAAAGCTTGCCCAAAACGTCGTTGAAGAGAACAAAAAGCTCAAAGGTTCATTGAGTCAAGGACAGACAGCTCTATTAGAGCAGGCTAAAAAAGTCGTTGAGAATGAACTGCAGACGGCTAAATCCAAATACAAAGCGGCATACGAAATGGGCGATTCTGAGGCACTAGCCGAAGCCCAAAGTGAATTGACCGCAGTAACTATAAAGGCTGAGCGTTTACATAATTTTAAAGCTCCTCCTTTACAAGAAGAAAAATTTGAGGTACAAACTCAAACAACGCAACCACCGCAGCTAGACCGAAAGGCGGAGGCGTGGAAAAGCGAGAATCCTTGGTTCGGAAGTGATCGGCGTATGACTAGTTATGCGCTTGCTATTCACGAGGAACTGACGCAAGATGAGCGAATTAATCCATCTAGCCCAGAGTACTACCGAAGAATTGATTCCGAAATGCGTAATAGGTTCCCTGATCGTTTTGAAGGCAGCTCTGAGGAGGAAGCTTCTTCTCCACCTAAGAGATCAAATGTTGCACCGGCAAGTAGAAGTACAGCGACCAAGAAGATCGTACTTACCGCAAGTCAAGCAAACATTGCAAGGCGTCTTGGTGTCTCATTAGAGGACTATGCACGTCAAGTTGAAAAAACTCGTAAAGGAAACTAATCATGTCAGAACAGAATCGTAAACCTCGTGAAACTGAAACCCGTGCTGTTATGCAGCGACCAGATGCATGGCGTCCGCCAGAGCAACTGCCAATGCCGGATCCCCGTCCAGGATGGGAGCACCGCTATATCCGCATTAGCATGGTAGGGAATGCAGATCCGAAGAATATTTCTATGCGCTTGCGCGAAGGTTATGAGCCTTGCAAAGCCGAGGAATATCCAGAGTTGATGATGCATGAAGTGGATGATGGAAGATTTAAAGGTGGCATTGAAGTCGGCGGACTATTGTTATGCCGGATACCAGAGGAGTTTGTGAAACAGGCGGCAGAATACTACGCCAAGCAAAACACAGCTCAGATGGAGTCGGTTGATAATAGTTTCATGCGCAATAGTGATCCTCGTATGCCTCTGTTTAAAGACAGGCGCTCTGAGGTTACATTCGGCAAATCTTAATTTTTAGGAGTCCTAAATGGCTTATCCAACTGTCTCGGCCCCTTACGGGTTCAAGCCGGTCAATCTGATCGGAGGTCAGGTATTTGCGGGTTCCACTCGTTATTTACCTATCCAGTACAACTACGGAAGTAGCTTGTACTATGGCGACATCGTAGCTTTGTCTACTGGTTTTGTGGTTCAGTCTACCATCACCACTAGCAACGGTACTTTGGCAACCCCAACTCAAAACATTGTTGGCATCTTCTTGGGCTGCACTTTTACAGACCCAGTGACCAAACAAAAGCGTTTCAGCCAATACTGGCCTGCAAACACTTTGGCTGGCGATGCTCAAGCAATTGTTGCTGATGATCCTGATCAAGTGTTCAAAGTAGTGGCTTTAGCCTCTGCCGGCACTCTTGCTTCTGGCTCTATGGCTTTGGTTGGTCAAAACGTTGGTATCAACCGCTCTTGGGCAGCTGGTACTGGTAACGTCAACACTGGCGATTCGTTAATCGGCGCAACTAGCCCAACATCTTTGACGACGACTTCTGCTGTCCCATTGCGTGTTATCGGTTTGGTTCCTGATACCGTTGTGTCTTTGGGTACAACCACTTACACAAGCATCTCCTCTACCACTATCACTTGCGCTGCTATTCCTCAAGCATTGCCAGTTGGTACTGATATTGGCAGCATTGCTCCTAACGGTCAGTACATTGCTACTGGTTCCTTCATCGCTGCAGCAGCATCGGCTGGCGCTACTTCACTGACTGTGAACGTTGCACCTAGCCCAGCTATCACCGCATCGGCCACGATTGTTTTCAACCAATATCCTGAGATTTTGGTTAAGTTCAATCAGGGAACTCATGGCTATTACAACGGTATCACCGTCTAAGGAGTAATTTAAAATGGCTATTTCACGCGCACAACTGCTCAAAGAATTGCTGCCAGGTCTGAACGCTTTGTTCGGTTTGGAGTATGCACGCTACGGCGAAGAGCACAAAGAAATCTACGAAACCGAAACCTCGGAGCGTAGCTTTGAAGAAGAAACGAAACTGTCTGGTTTCTCTGCTGCACCTGTTAAGAACGAAGGCTCTGCCATCGCTTATGACAATGCACAAGAAGCATGGACAACTCGTTATAACCACGAAACCATTGCCTTGGGTTTTTCAATTACTGAAGAAGCGATTGAAGATAACCTGTACGACAGCCTGTCTGCTCGTTACACCAAAGGCTTGGCTCGTGCTATGGCTTACACCAAACAAGTTAAAGCTGCTGCCGTCTTGAACAACGGCTTCAACTCTGCTTATGTTGGTGGTGACGGCGTTTCTTTGTTTAACAGCGCTCACCCCTTGGTGAACGGTGGCACTAACAGCAACAGCCCATCTACCCCTGCTGACTTGAATGAAACATCGTTGGAAAACGCTGTGATTCAAATCGCCGCATGGACCGATGAACGTGGCTTGCTGATTGCAGCTAAACCCAAGAAGTTGATTGTTCCTCCAGCACTGCAGTTCGTTGCAACCCGTTTGCTCGAAACTAAACTGCGCGTTGGCACTAACAACAACGACATTAACGCTATCGAGAACAATGGATCGATCCCAGAGGGTTACACCATTAACCACTTCTTGACCGCGCCTAATGCTTGGTTCCTGTTGACCGACGTGCCTAACGGCATGAAGCACTTCGAACGCACCCCATTGCAAAATTCAATGGACGGGGATTTTGACACAGGGAACGTTCGTTACAAGTCTCGTGAGCGTTACTCATTTGGTTGGTCTGACCCATTGGGTATTTACGGCACATACTGATCTTAGGGTTGGTAAAAAAATCGGGGGCTTCGGCCCCCTTTTTGTTGACTATTTTTTTAGATGGTGTATATTGAGACATCTGGGGAATTCAAGCGTGCCACCAGCCGCCCCAGCGGTCATGATGCAACAATTGGCACGTTATCTTTTGCATAAGGACTTACTGTCATGGCACGCTCCACCTTTTCAGGCCCAATTCTGTCTGGGCAAAACCGTTTCGGCCCTAACCGCGATGTTGGCTATACCGATCTCGTTCAAACGGCTCTTTTGGATTTTTCTGTTACTACACCTGGTGCAAACTATGGTGGCAACTCTGGTCAGTTTGTTGCCTCAAACAACATCCCCAATAGCAACGCAACGATCTGGACCCCTCAGTCTGGCGTATTCAGCAATAGCGGTCCTACAAAGGCTTCTGCTCCAACTGCTGACGCTACCAACTTGGTTTATCGCGGCGTAGTTTTCTATATTCCTTACAGCTGCAACATCACTGATGTGATCTTTGATATTGGTACAGTGCCAAAGGATAGCGCCGGTACTCCTGTTGCTGTGAGCGCAATTCAGCCATACGTTTCAAATAACTTTGCAACGTCTACTGGTGTTTACGCTACGTTTGCCAACATCTCCAGCCCAGCCGCACAGCGATACACGGCTACTTTTGTTGGTTCTCAGTTGGTTAGCTCAAATGCTACGCTGCAAGATTTCCAAAACCCATACGTTGGTCAAGACCCAGCTTGGTATGGTCAAGTGGTTGTTACTTTGGCAATGACCACGACTGCTGCTGGTTTGACATCTGGTCAAGTTGAAGTGACTATTCGCTATAACCAGAACGACATGAACATTGGTAACGCAACGACTTACCCATACGGTAACTTCGACTAATTAATCTCGGGGGGCTTCGGCCCCTTGGTTTTACAACTCAAGGAGATTAGTTATGGGAGCACAAGTCTCTTCAATTACCAGAAATGGTAGACA